TCTAAATCTATAAATAAATTTAAGCCTTGTATAATAGATTTTAATAAGTCTTTTTGTTTTAACTTTTGTGGCAAGGCATTATTTACCTCAATAGTATTACCCTCTACTAAAGTTTTTTGAGTAGCTAAACCGTAAAAAGCAGTTCCAGTTGTACCACTAACTAACTCAATAGTATAAGTTGGTGTTCCCGTTGTTACTAATACGTTACCAGAAGTATAGAAAGAAACTAAAGCACTAGCATCAACGTCTAAAGCTGCACGAGTTTTGAACTGTTCACCAGCATTTAAAAATACTTCACCAGTTGCAACCTCGTTTGTAATAGTTTCAAATGTATTAACGTTTATTCTGTTAGCATTACTGTTTAAGAACGTTGCAAAATTAACAACTAATGATGCTAATGGACTTTGTTTATCAATAGCATTATAACACTTCATGCCATTAAATACACCGTAAGCAACCGTACCATCAGAGTGGGTAAACTTCATTCTAAAAACAACCTTAGAAACTAGGTTATAATATCCACTTTCATTTAGGGTTAGTATACCAGTAGCGGTATTGTTTTGATTACCAGCATCAAAGAATGGTGAACTTTCTCTATCATGAATAACTGTGTATGGAATAGTAGTTATTTGTGTAAAGTTAGCTGTTAAACCAGCATAAAACTGTCTATTGCTTAATTGAGTAGAAGATAAAACAATCTTATCAATATTAGGATAAAGTATTTGTTTTTTAAATTCAGTTGAAGTTAAAATAGTACTTGTATAGGTGCGCCCCGTATTCTCAATTATCTTTTTAACGTACTCGTGTAAAGAAAAGCACGGTATAAAGTTAGATACATTCCAAACAGTATCGGAACCGCCATTAGTTCCATTATCAATAAACGGATATAAAACACTTAAACCACTACCTACATTGCCACGTGTTAATATTTGTGTCGCTCTATCGTAAGTATGGTTGTATGCGCTGAAATCTAAATCGTCTGCACTATCTGTGTTACCTGTTATAAACTTATCGCCAATATCAACAAACAACGAACCGCCATCGCCTAATATTGAACATTCATATTCAATGCTTTTATCAGTATTGATATTAACCCCTATTAATTGTAAATCACCTTTAAAGTTTTCTAAGCCATCAACAATATATTTAACAGGTGTTTTTAAGTTCTTGTTAAAGTTTTGAGTAGCTACATTAAAACTAAATATGTTTTCAAATAACTTATTAATCTCATTAGTACCTAATAATTTAATAGTTAAACTTCTACTACCTTTACGCTGGTCTGGATTCCTTACGTCTGCTAATTGATAAGTTATGTAAATAGGATTCTCAGCCGTTATAGGATAAGAAGTGAAAGCATCACTACCGTTTTTACCACTTATTAATAATCTAGTTAATATTGCCATTATAAACCTCTTTGTCTAGTTTCTGTTATTCCTAAATCAACTGTAATTGTATAGTTAAATAATGGATCTAATGATTCTGTTTTTTCTTCATAGTTCAATACAATATCATCACATGATTTTAATGTAGTCCCATCCCATAAGTATTTGATAGGACTAGCCCACAAGTCTAATAATAACGTGCTTTGTTCTTTTGTAATCCAATTAGTATTTAACACTAAATTAGATTCAATGGCAGTACTTACAATATGATTTTCTCTATCATAAGTATTTGAACCATAAGCACCAGTAGTAGTGTTTAAAACGTCCTTATCTAATTTAACCTTGTTTACTTTCTTAGTATAGTTTTTAGTACTAAGCATTTCAAAGTGTTTGTATTGAATGGCCCCATATCTATCTAAATAGTAAAGTGAATAATCGGTAAACTTTGTGCAAACATCAGATAATGTTAAAGTAAATCTTTTAATCAATCCACTAGCACCATTAAAATTTACCCTAACAGTATCACCAACTTGCGCTCCCGATATTCCACCAACGTTTAAAGCGTACATCTCACGAACTGCTAAAGGAGTTGGAATAGATGAACTAAAACCACCTACTGTACTACCGCCACGTCTTAACTCAACTACTACACCAGTAACAGGGTCAGTATCTCCATTAAAGAAATGAAGCCATACATCTTGCGTTAATGTTACAACCGAATCAACTTCATTAATTCCCTCTTTACCTAATAAATATTTGTTTGCATCTTCGCCAAATAAATAATCTTCAAAATCATAATTTCTAAATTCATCATCATTTAAACAAGCATCAAAAGCAATATAACCTACATTCTCAGAATCTGCTGGATGCTCAACTCCTAAATAATATTCAATAATATCTATTGATACTTCTGCAACCTTATCAGTAGCAATAACAACCCCAGTATCACTAGGATTAAAGTAATGTTTAATATAATTCTTAACCCAGTTTTGTGCATCAAACACTAACCACCCATCGGGATTTTGTAATATTTCTTCTCTGTAAGTGTTAACGGTATCGCCATTAACTAACACCTCAACAATATATTTAAAATCAGGCTCAGTAATCTCATCTGATAAAGCAGTTATGATTTGTTTGTTATACGCTGGTGTTAATTCCTGCGGTTGTTTATATATTGTTAATGCCATTATATCTTAGTTAAATCTATTATTTCAATATCTACTTCTGACTTTAAAACACCAGCTAAATCTTTTTTAAGTTTATCTAATCTTCCATCGTCAACTACTGAAGTATAGAAGTTGTTTCCTTTATAACCTTTGTTTTTAATCTTTCTACTAACTAAATAAGTCAATGCTTTTAATGATTTATCAAACGTAGGCTTTTTTAATACTTTCTTTTTTCTATCTGTTTTATTTTTACTTTGTTTTTCTAAACGAGCTTTTAAAGTATTCTCTGCAAACTTTCCAACTATCCCTTTTCTCTTTGCCCAATTTGCTATGCTCTTTTGTCCATCTTCACTAACTGGTGCAGCCCTACGTCCCTTATCAACAGCCTCACCGTATTCAGGCATTTTTAACTTAAAACTAATTACATTTCCATTAGATGTAATATCAAACTTAATACTATTACTTAACCTACTATCATTACCTCCAAATGTTACACCTTTATCTCTTAATGATTGTTGTAAGTCCTCTTTTACCTTTTCTCCAAACTCATCTAATATTTTATATATCTCTTCGCTAAGTGCCATTTACTGCTATTAAAAACTTTCCTTTATCTTTTAAGTAACTTAACTTATTTAAAAACCTTATTACATTCCATTCTAAATAAACCGTATCGGGGCTTATCCTTTCGTTTTCACTACATTGGTCAACGTTGTATTCCCACCCCCATTGCTCAAGAAATCCAGAAACGCTTTGTCGTTTTGTATCTCTGTCACCGTCTCTGTTATCACTTCCTGGCTCTGTGTCAAATAGTGTATTATAACTGGTTCGCATTTCTTCCAGAAGTCCAAGTAAAAAAAAAGCAGCCCTAAGCAATCCCCCACTTTTGCATCTAACAACAACTTACTAATTTTAGCGTGGTTCTCAGGGCTGTAAACCGACTTTTTAAAGATACTCAACGGTTTAAACATTGTTGCTAATAACACATTAGCTGAAGCTATATAGTTCCCATTAGCAGCTTTTAATAAACTATAAAAGTCTACTAATTGATTTACTTTCATTTCCTGTAAACTCATAGTTGGTTTAAGGATTAAAGTATTAGCCCTAAATCTTTTAGGTATTCTTAAATTCTTAGGCGGATTTGATGTGTAGCTAACTTTAGCTAAGTACTTTTTAATCTCTTTAATATCTAATGCTTCAATGTATTCTATTGATTGGCTAGATAAGATTGAAAGTTTAGCCACTTGTTTGTCTATTGAATCAATAGTATTATCACGTTCCAATTCATGTAATTTCATAAATTGGCTTAGTGTCATATCTTCAAAACAGTACGGTAACTTCATACTAATATAATACAAAAAACTATAAAAAGTATAAGTTAGTCTAAGATGATTCTGCCAGAGTTTTGTAAATCTTTTAGTGCTTTATAAGCAAAGGCACAAGACATAACACCGTCATCATGAAAGCCTAAAGGAGCTGTGTATTTAATACTTCTACTCTTATGGCTGTATTCATAGGTAAACATATCAAACTCTTTTAAAAGCCAGTCAATGTTTAATGAAGTAAATTCTTTGTTTTGTATAGCTACTTGTAACGATTCAATAGCATCCTGTTTAGATTTTGATGTGGTTGTAAATGGTTCAACATCACTATATTGTTGTCTTATTTGTTCAAAGATAGCATCACCAATAGAGTTAACCTCAACGTATGTTTTACATCTAAAGGCTTTTAACTTCTTTACTAATTGGTCTACTATTGATTGCCATGTGTTATGCCTCCAACGTTCACAATGAACCATTTGCCCAAACTCATTAAGTACAGTTAATACGGTGTAATCGTCTGCACGTCCTAAATCAATACCGGCATAAAAACGTGATGTATCTTTAGGCATATCATTAATCAACACCTCTTTAAATACACCCGATCCATTATCTATAAACTCAGCTAGGTATTCTTGTTTAAATACATTCTCAGGTAGTGTAAACCTAGCCCCATCTATTTCATCGGCTAATGCTAAACCATCATAAGAAGTCATCTTAAAAGACTTATACTGGCTGTTAACACCATCTAAGTTAAATAGATTATAAAAGTGATTTTTACCTTTAGGAGTTGAGATTAATAATACTTTCTTTCCTTTAACTAATACGGTAGCCCTTAATACTTCAGTCCAAGCTTGTTCACTTATAAATGCAAACTCATCACATACCAAGTAATCAAATGTAAACCCCCTTATATTATCGTAACGTTCTGCGCTAAAGAATTGAATGGTAGAACCGTTCTTAGTCTTAATAATTAACTCTGAAGCATTAGAAGTGATTAATCCAGTACCCTCAAAAGCCTTAACCATTTCATCAAACACTTTCTTACATTGTTTATAAATGGGGCTAACCCATGCGCATTGAATATTGTTTTGATTAAAAGCCCAATAG